GGCCCAGAAGCGTCACGAAGAATTGAGACGTGATCGGAGCTGGATCAGGGTATGAGCGCTTCAGCTATTTCGCGGAAAGAAATTCTGACGATGCACCGCCGATTCATGTTCAGGTTCCCCGGCGGGCGAAAGCGTGGGATCGGGAGCGGTTGTCTCCCGTTAGTTAATCTGAGCGAGCAAGACGTGAAGTGGCTGCAGGAATTGTCGCATGGTCTCGGCATCAAGCAGTTGAGTGGCGCAACAAGCTATCAGGCAGCTAAGAACCGAGTCATGCAAATACGGTTCTTTCTCGGCGCATCAACTATTGCTCAGGCTGTGGCGGTCGCGTTGCGGAACAGGATCATCAAGTAATGGCGACGACCACTTATATGGCCGAGAGCATTTCGCCCAACATAGGAGAAACCAACGAAGGTTTCCTTGTGTGCACGAACGTTGTGCTCGCACGTACCGGCTATCAGAAATATAAAGGCCGCGAATTACCGCAGAATCAACTCCAGAAACTCGGGCTGGACATTGCGCCCGATGATGAAGTCGAGTTGTATCGCTCGGACGACGAAGTATTTCATCCCGATTTCATATCCAGCTTAGAGTCGAAGCCTCTCACTGACGACCATCCTCCGGGCGACATCTTCGTGGATGCGGAGAACGTGCAGCGTTATGGCAAAGGCCACATTCGCAACATCCGCAAGGGGAGCGAACCTTTAGAGACTGGTGACTGGCCGTTAGTCGGGGATGTAATCAGCACTCACTCTGATCTTATTGACGGCATCAAGAGTGGCAAGCGCGGTATCTCGCTTGGGTATCTGTACGATCTGGCAACCGATGGGAAAAGAATTTTGCAAGTCAATCTCTTGGGCAATCACGCCGCCGTGGTTCAGAAGGGCCGCGCTGGCGGGGAAGCCCGCATTAACGACGCTGCACCGGTCGAAGAATTTAACCCGGATGTGGAGGCCTTTTTGGATAAAACCAAGAAGGTCGAAACGTCCGAATCAAGCAAGCCAAAGGAGCGCAAAGTGAGCAACCGACTGATGGATTTGCTCGGGCTAGGACTGAGGGCGAAGGCGGCAGACAGTGCCACTACGTCGGAGGAACTAGCAGCAGCGGCGGGCGAAATCAGCAAACTGACAGAGCCCGCCAGGAGCGACACTCGTGGTCGCGGGAAAGACGCCGAAGAAGAAGAGAAGGAAAAAGAGAAGCAGAAAGCCAAGGACGCCGAGGAAAAGGCCGAGAAAGAAAAGGAAGAAAAAAAGGCTGCCGACGCGAAGAAGGCCAAGGACGAGGCCGAAGAGGAAGAGAAAAGGAAGGCCAAAGACGCGGAGAAACACGATCCCGAAAAATGCGAGATCGAGGACTGCGCGAAATGCAAAGACGCCATGGAGGAAGAGGAAAAGAAAGGTGAGGGGAAAGACTCGGAACCTCTCGTTGAACCGATCCTGACCGAATCTGGCAAAGCCAAAGACGCCCAAGCGCAGGCAAGAGACACGGCTATCGCTAACAGTGGCGCCGCTGCCGTGCTCAACGCTCTACGTCCGTTTGTGGCTCGAACCAAAGACACCGACCTGCACCGCGCCTTTGATGCGGCCTGTGAGTCGGTCAATAAGGGGCCACGGCGCACCGGAACCGGGAGTTACAGCGGGTTCTCTGACGCCGCTCATGCTCGCGGCAAGGATGCTTCAGAGCAGACGACCGCGGCACAGCGCACGGAGACGTTGAACAAAATGATGGCTAGCCGCCATCGCAAAAACATCCCTTCGGAGGTGAGCTAATGCCGTTCGGTCAAGTCATTCCCGTCACTGGTCTTAACTTCGGGTTCCCCGGGACTGTGTCCCGCATGGGCGACCCTCTGGTCGTTGCGAAAGTAGTTCTGGCAACGACTCCAAACACCATCCCCTTTGGCACTCCTGTGGTAGTGATTCCTACCACCGGTGGGGGAGATTCTGTTGTCGGCGTGGTCGATTACGTCGGCACGGGATCGGGTCAGCAAAGCGGCACGCTCACGGCGGCGAAGTTTGCTGGTGTGGCTGTCCGCGAAGTGAAGTCGATGTTGACTTATCCGGTCAATCCCGACGTTCCTCAGACCGGGTCGTATGCTGCCGATCAGGAATGCGAATTCCTAGTCCGCGGCACCATCTCCGTCGTCATCAACCATGGCACGCCTGCCTCTCAGGGGGCTGTGTATGTTCGCGTGGCGCTAAACGGCGCGATTCCTGCTGGGGTCGTCGGTGGATTCGAGGCGGCAGCGGACGGTGGCAATACGGTCGCTCTCACCAACGTGGTGTTCAAGAACGGCAACATGGACGCCAACAACGTAACGGAAATCACACTCATCAATCGCGCGGCTGCGTAGGAAGGGAGAATCATGTACAAAAAGAACTCACTAAGTGGCCACGCGTTCGATGCGGCCTCCAGCGGCGGTTTGGCATTTCTCAATGCTGAACTCGCCATTCCACACACTAAGTTAGTCGAACCTCTCGAAGCGCATACCCACGCTCGGGACATCAAGATCAAATTCGGGGGTGGGTTCCCTGAGTACATCACCGCTTGGGCGTCCAATTACGGAACCTCTGGAGGCAACGAGTACGGCCTTCAGGGTACGAACAACTCCGACATGCCGAACGTTCAATTCGATATTCAACAGGGGAACTGGGTTTCTTGGATTTGGGGAGCGAGCATGTTTATTTCGTACCTCGACCTCAAGAAGCTGGAAACTGCGCAGCGGAATCAGATTGCTCCGCCGTTCTCCTTGGATAACGAGTTGCGGAAAGTCGTTCGGTCAACATGGAACAAGGCGCTCGACAAAGTCACCTATATCGGCTGGCTCGGTCAACCGGGGCTGATTAACAGCACCGACGTGTCTTCGGCCATCGCAGCCGCTGTCGGTACTGGGAGCTCCACGACTTGGGCGTCTAAGTCAGGTGTCCAGATTTTCAACGACGTGCAGACGATGCTCTACACGGCCGTTGCGAATTCCGGCTACAGCACAATGGAGGGATGCCCCGACAGCCTTCTGGTTCCCTTCACTCAGCACCAACTGCTCGGCCAGCCAATGACCATCAACGGCACGCCGATCTCTCTTTCCATTCAGGAGTACATCGAGAAGTATTGTCTGTGTGCTCAGCTTGGGAAGAAGTTCACCATCAACCCGTTGCCGAATCCTTGGATTGAAGGCCAGGGCGTTAGCGGCTTGAACCGGGCGTTCGCTTACCGCAACGACGAGGATGATGTTCTGCTCACAATCCCGCAGGAAATCATTCCGGCCATGACTATTCCCACCGAGAACCGTGGCGGAGGTTATGTGTCGATCTACGTCGGCAACATCGCGCAAGTGATGTGGTTGCGGCCGCAGACGGCGTTCTATTTGGACGGAATTTAAGGAGATTCAACGCGACCGGGCTTGATCCCGGACTTGAGGTGAGCAATATGGAAGTGAAGATTACGCTGAGAAACGCGGAAGATTGTATTGACAATCACGACATCGCCGTGTTGGCCAAGTGGGCAGGTCAGCAAAGAAAAACAGCGCCGAATTCAGACTTGAAAACGGCCTTTGCTCTTATGCAACAGGGAGCTGACCTGCTCCTTCGGCAAAGACATTTGAATTAGGAAAAGGAGACCTTTATGCAAGTCCAAAGTCTACGCACCTTGATGTTTAAGAATCCAAAAACAGAAGCTACGGTCACTATCAGGAAGACACCACGAGGGGCGGCAGCTATTGTGCCGGAATGGATTGCCGATGATCCATACTTCGCGTTCTGCACAAGCGGAGACGATCCTGCTTTAACCGTACTTGGCAGAGGGACGAAGATTCCGAAGAGCAAACAAATTGAGGTTCCGGTTGTAGGGCCGTCGGGTACTGGCACAGTCAAGAAAGCAAAACCAGAAAATGACGGTCTCGGCGGTGCGGTAAAGCCATTCACACTCTAATGGCGAATCCCGACTACAGCGCGTATTGTTCGCAGCTCTGGGGATGGCCAGAGGAGCGGGACTGTTATCCGTTCTTCGGAGCGTCGAATGTTGTAGTTGGAACTAATCCGCCGTACCAAGCGTCAGATTTCTTGAGTGTGTATCCGAAATTTGGCACAGCACCACAAGGCGTGAACGGTGTCGCTGTGGCCGTTGGCGGAAGTGGTTACAACCTGAACGATACGCTTACGCCGGTGCAGCCAGACTCGCAAGGCGCAGTGATTACTGTGTCTGGTGTGGTTGATGGGGCCGTGATCGCAGTCACGATTCAGATACAAGGCTCTGGCTACTCCGTGGCTACTGGCGTGGCAACAACGACCATCGGCTCAGGCACAGGATGCACGCTCAACATCACCGCAATCACTCCAGCGAACTTGGTGGTGCCAGCGAATGTTTTAGCCATGTACATTGCAATGGCCTCTGCCTCTTTACAGCAGGCTAGATGGCTGGAGCTATGGCCGTTTGGCATGGCCGAGTACATTGCTCACTTTTGTACGCTCTATCTTGTCAGCGAAGGCAATCCGGGATCGACACCGGGAGCAATCGCGCGTTCCGGCTTAGCAATTGGAATCATCGTCAGCCAGTCTGCGGGCGATGTGAGTAAGACGATAGAACCTCCAGAAGTAGACGGCTTTGCTCAGTGGCACATGACAGTGTACGGGCAGAAATTCGCTTTCCTAGCAAAACATGTCGGAAGCGGGCCGATGTTGCTCTACTGAAATGGACCTCTCCTTTGTCACAAACGACCCGCTTGACGGCGAAACGTTCGTCACTGAACGCTCGCAAGGCGGCTATTACGGCGCTGGCGGATGGTCGGATAACTACGTGACGATGAACCTGTTCGGAATTATCAGCATTGCAGATGCGCGCGACGTGGAAGCGTTGCCGGATGCCGACCGAGTTCACGAGGTCATCAGCATTCATTGCGAGCAGCGTTTGTATACGACGCGCCTAGCGGCTGGTGATGGCGGACCGGCGACAAGCGACTTAGTGATTTATCAGGGGCCGAATGCTCCGTGGGGGAAGTATCGCGTTCTTCCAGTGAAAAACTACCAGTCGCGCGGATTCTGGTCGGCCTTAGCGACGCGAATGGCGGGGGCATAGTGATACGCCCCACTATAACTACCACAGTCGTGACCGATGGCAGCGCGAAGGCCACGAAGAACTTCAAGGACTTGTCTCATCTCTCAGTCTATGTCGGGATTCCCGAGTCCTCACCGTCGAGAAAAGGTGGGAAGATAACGCAGGCTGAATTGGCCTACATCCTGACGCATGGAACGCGCACGAGCGACGCCCGTAGGATTGTGGGCGCTTCGATGTTGAATCGTGGTATCGACTTCGGAGCGGCGCAGGAGCTATACATTCGCAGTCATGGGGCAATGGCCTTCAACACGCCTCCCGCGCCCATCATCGAGCCAGCAATTGAAGCCGAGGATAACAAGGCTGCAATTGTCGCAGAGCTGAAGAATGCTGCCACTAAGCAATTAGATGGAGACCATCCGGCAGCGGTCAATGGAATGAAGAGAGCGGGGCAGGAAGCGGTGAATCGCGTGAAGGCGTGGTTTTACGACAACAGAAATAACTGGCCCCCAAATGCGCCAAGTACAATTAAGCGTAAAGGTTCTTCGCGTAGAAATATCGACACAGGATCGCTCCGTGATGCCATGACGTTCGTGATTGGCGAGGACAAGTAGTGAGCACCTACCCCACTCCGCTTACGCCGAATAACATTGAATCGGCGATGCAGACGCTCACAATCAACATGCTCGGAATAACACTCCAGTCGCCAGCCGTGCAGAACGATCCAGTCTACACTCTCGTCCGCATTGGCTGGCAGGAGCGTGGCCAGCCATCGCAGTTCATTAAGCAAGATGTGGCCTACGTTCGCTGTGTCGAAGTGGATGATCCGTACAACCGCCAGCGCGATGTGCAGATAATCCCTAACCCAAATGTCACTTATGACGGCGGGGTCTCAGGCCTGACTCTGGCGAACGGTGGCCAGAACTACATTGTAGGCGACTTGCTCGCGTTGCCTCAGGGCGATGGCGAGTGCCAGATACAGGTGAACTCGGTGAACGGCGGAGCGATAGTCACGTTAAGCATCATCAATCCGGGAGCCAATTACGTGGTTGCCAACAATCTGGCTGCTACTGGAGGCAGTGGGACTGGTGCCACATTCAACGTAACCTCAATCAGCAATCCTCAGCCTACTTCCGTCTTACAGGTCACAACCTACCAGCGCGTGTGGCGAACGTTCTTCGAGCTTTATGGGCCGAACGCTTGCGACCGGGAACGGATAATCCACTCGGCCCTGTTTACACAGGTTGTGCATGACACGTTCGCGGCGTTGAACTTGAACCTGTACTGGGTGCCGAACTCGCCGTGTCCGCAGCGCGTGCCATACTTCTCGGACGGCGAGTGGTGGTCGTTCTACAGTTTCTATGCCGACTTCAACGAGGGCGTAAGTGAAACGCTCGTCATTCCGCTGGCAGAAAGCGTGCCTGTTCAGATTTACACTTCCCAGATTGGGGAGACAGCAGACTTCGTAGTGCCGCTACAAGGAGACTAATAAAATGTCCACGCAGCCGCTCCCAATCAGCGACATCGTTAATATTGCGGTCTATCTCTCGCCAGCAGCCGTGGCGGCTCCGTTCCCCAACCAAGGTGCCATCGTCGGCACGACTGTGGCCTCGTCTGGCGGCCCGACGCACGCGAACCGCATGATACAGGTTACGAGTGCGGCCTCGCTCTTGACGCTGGGATACCTGACGAGCAGTCCTGAGTACATTGCCGCGCAACTATATTTCAGCCAATCGCCTGCTCCGAATTTCCTCTGGGTCGGACTGCAGGACTTGTCCTCGCTTTCGGGAGCAAGCGGGGCGACAATTATAGACGCGGAAGGAACTAACTACACCGTGGGCGACGTGGTGAACGTCATCCAAGGTTCCCCAGCTAATGGCAGCGGAGGATGGGTTCAGGTCACCTCCATCGGCGCCGGCGGAGCGGTCACAGGGATCGAGACGCTGCCACTCAACGACGGCACTGGCTACAGCCTGTCCTCCGCCACTGGACTCGCAACTTCCCATGTCACCGTCGCCAACCCATCGGCGTCCGGCCTGACCATTTCGCTTACCGCCATCGGCGAGACGCCCCTGACGGCACTGGAGAACTGTCGCGCATTCAATCAGATCGCTGGCGGAGCCATTGTGCCGATGTGGTACGGCTACTACTCGACTACGGCTGCGGATGCGGATGCGGAGGCTATGGCCCTGTTCGCTCAGTCGGCGCAGCCAGTCATGAAGTTTTATTATTCGACTTCTACCGCGACGATCCCGACCAATGCTACGACCGATGTTGCCAGTTATTGCAAGTCTAACGACTTTGGGCGCATCGAGATTCTCTACTCTACGACCCAGGGAGGAAACGCCCCGAACAATGCCTATGCAGGGGCGGCGTCGATGGGCATGGAAATGGGACGTAACACTGGCCTTCCGAACAGTTGGTTCGACAAATTCAGTCAGACTCTTATCGGGGTCACGCCAGAACCCATCAGCCAGAACCAACTCACCTACATCGTCGGGAAATACTGCAACGTCTACACTTGGTTCGGGCCGTTCCCCATCTTTACTCAGGGAGTTATGTCGAGCGGGGTGGACGCCGCCATCGTTCTCTTCACCGACGTGATCGTGTACCAGATTCAGTACAATATTATGGACGACATCAAGGCGAATGGAGCTTACACAATCACCGATCCCGGTGAGCAGCGAGCCATTCATCAAGTCAACTTGGCGTGCCAGTACGGTTATACGCTCGGAGCCCTGAGTAGCGGGGTGTGGAGTGGGGCGTCGTTCGCGCCGCCACTCAATCTGGTCAATGGCCAGTCCATCCCGAACGGCTATCTGGCTCAGGCTTTACCGATTGCACTGCTGAGTGCTTCAGCCCGTGCGGCGCGACAACTCCAACCAATCATCGTGGCGCTGCTTATGACCGAGGGGGCCATCTCAGTGTCTATTGGACTGTATGTCCAGCAAGGTCAAGGCGCTTAAAATTTAGGAGGATTGTTTTTGAGACTTAGTAGTGAGCGCTCTTTCGGTGGACCATCCGGCAAGAATTCTTCGGCGCACAAGACCGCGTTCAAACCCGAGTTCTTTTGCCCACGAGATAGGGCTCATCGTCTTCCCTTGAAAGGTCAAAAGGACGGAAGTGTGTTTTGGTCTGCTGTTGAGATATTGCTCTCTTTTGGTAGCCCAACGGCAATTGCCGGGTTCGTAGTTCCCATCATTGTCGATGCGATCAAGGCTTTTATCCACCGGACGCACGCCCATGTCTGCGATGAAGTTCTCGAACGTACTCCATCGCTCGCAGACTTTGATGCCGCGAGCTCCATAGTATACAAAGGATGTCTGCTTTGGATTTTTGCAGCGCTGGATCATCTGTACCCATGCGGCATAGGCATTCGTGGAAGATTGTCCGTGGGTGCGGATTGCATTCCCTACCAATTCCGGCACGAGACATCCGCAACTTGTAGATCGTCCATCCCTCAGATATCCAGAATCAACTGGTTTCATCGTTCCACAAGCGCATTTACAAAACCACTTCGTTCTTCTGTGGTCAGAATAATCTCTGCTGAGGACAGTCCAGTTCCCGTAAGTTTTGCCTGTTAAATCGAATTTCATGATTGCCATATATCCATTATCCCACAAATGCTACCGGAGGAAATGAAATATGTACGCATATGCGTTCACTAATTTACAGATCGCTATCGTCGATCCGTTCGCCGGGCCGTTCTCGTTTTCCGGCGAGCAGGGCGCTGGTAGTTTCGACATTGAGATGACCACCGAAAAGGTCACAATGCAGACTTCTGCGGACGGCGGTATTCTTGCGTCGTTCATCGTCGGCGACAGCGGGACATGCCACGTCGAGTGTCAGCAGACGAGTCTCATCCACGGCTACTTCCTCGCGGCCATGAACGGACGCACGGCGGCCGCCAAGGGAGGAGACGTGTCACAAGCCTTCGGCATGACGATCAGCGCTCGCAGCACGAATGACAACACCACGCACGTACTTACAGGCGTGTCGCCCACAAAGATTCCGCGCGTACCCTACGGGGCGCAGGGTCAGATGGTGACTTGGATTCTGGCTAGCGCCGACATCCAGAACAGCTAAGGAGCAGCATGAGCGAGAAGACGAAAGAAGTGTTGATTTCCGGTCGCCGGTACGCGATCTCGAAGATGACCCCGGAGACGGGGTGCCTGATCCACAGCTGGTTGGTCTACGTGGCCACGCGGTTCGCAATGGAGCAGACAAACGTTTCTAAT